GTTAAAAAACAAGCCAGCATTGAAGCCTTAAAAAAGTTAGGAATATACACGGAAGAGATGGGTGAGATGGATTCAGAGATGGGAAACCAAATTGTAATTTCTGGTACTGCTTATTATGCCTTTAACCATTTTTACGAATATTGGAAAAAATATAAAACTATTATTGAAAGTGGTGGAAAACAAGACGTTCTCGAAGATGTATTTCAAGGGGCAATTCCACGCGGTTTTGATTGGCGAGATTATTCTATTGTTAGATTACCTCATACTAGTTTGCCATACGGATTTTTAGACGACGTACAAATAGCACAAGCAAGAGCATTATCACATTCCGCTGTATATTTTATTGAGTTTTGCACAATTTTCGTGACAGATAGCAACGGTTTTTTTAAACGAAGCGTGATTGAAAAATGTACCTGTAAAGAACCAATTAAATTACCTAGTGGAGATGTGCAATTTGAAGCCGCTGTTCGCGGCAATCCAAACGGTAAATATGTTATTGCAGTTGACCCCGCCTCTGAAAGTGATAATTTTGCAATCATCGTATTAGAATTACATCCTGACCATCGGCGTATAGTTTATAGTTGGACTACAACCCGCCAAAAATTACGCGACCGACTGAAGAAAACCGGGGATACAAAATCAACCGAGCAAGGTTTTTATAGTTATTGCGCCCGCAAGATAAGAGATCTTTTAAGAGCTTTTCCGTGTTCTCACATCGGAATTGATGCACAGGGCGGCGGTATTGGTATTATTGAAGCCCTACATGATAATGCCTTATTAGAACCCGGCGAATTGCCAATTTGGCCTTACATTAAAGAAGGCGATAATGATGTGTTTTGGTGGGAGGAAAAAAATAAACCCACTGATGGATTAGCCGGTTTACATATTCTTCATGCTATTCAATTTGGTAATTTTCGTTTTACATCTGAAGCCAACCACGGATTAAGACAAGACTTAGAAAATCGTGTATTATTATTTCCGCGTTTTGATTCAGTTTCCATTGGTTTATCTATTGAAGATGATAAGGTTTGTGGCCGCGAATATGATACCCTTGAGGATGCCGTTGTAGAAATAGAAGAATTAAAGGATGAACTTGCCACCATAACCCATACTCAAACTAATACCGGAAAAGACAAATGGGATACCCCCGAAACAAAGGTTGGCATATTAAGTAAAAAGGGCCGATTAAGGAAAGATAGATATTCTGCACTTGTTATTGGTAATTATATTGCTCGTTTAACTAACTTATCTCAAGATACCCCGGAATATCATTGTGTTGGCGGTTATGTTGGTAAAAGCAGATCGAAAGCCGTGGCTGATGGACAATTATATGTAGGTCCACAACATATTATCGGAAAAATGTCTAATATTGGCGGGGTAGGGATTTTAAGAAAATAGTTATTTTTTGGTGTATTTACTATTAGAAAACTTTAATCTAATCATTAATCCAATTAAAGATTATATCAAATGCCAGTATATAATAGAAAACCTTCTCCTTCCGCCTTAAAAGAACGTCGGGCCGATAATTTAGATCCAAATCGGGCGGCAATGGTTACTTATAAAGAAATGGGCGGGGTTGACGGTAAAGCCACAGCCCTTGCGGCATTAGATGCTTGTACTGGTTTACAACTTTCTGAAGGGGCGAGAACTACATGGCAAGATATTGTACCAAACATATCTGTTAGAGATAGTTTTACCCGTAGTGATTACGAATCGTTTAGGCCAGAAGAGTCTATTCCACGTCAAAGTCGGGGTATAATTTCCGCCTGCATGGAAGCATACCGTCGAATAGGTTTAGTTCGCAATGTTATTGACTTAATGGGTGATTTCGGGGCACAAGGTATACAGCTTAATCATCCCAATCCAAAAATACAAAAGTTTTATCGCAAATGGTTTGAAAAGGTTAAAGGAAAAGAAAGATCTGAACGCTTTCTCAATTTATTGTATAGGTGTGCCAACGTGGCTATAAAACGTCGGATGGCAACATTACCACCCGCCGCCCTAAATAATAAATATGACGCTTTAGGAGAAATTGTTAGTGATGGACCATTATCAGAGAAACAAAAAGTAAGTTCGGGCGTGATACCTATCAAGTATACTTTTCTTAACCCGTTATCTCTTCAGCCTTTAGATTCCACATTAGCCAATTTTATAGGTGAGTTGTCGTATGGTATAAAAATTCCTCATCAATTACAAAATATTATCAAGAATCCGAAGACGGCAAACCAAAAAAAACTTGTAGCACAACTACCCAAAGATATTGTAGCCGCCGCACGGTCTTCAGATGTATTGCCTTTGGATTCGTCCAAATTAGCTGTATATTTCTACAAGAAGGATGATTGGCAAATATGGGCTGATCCCATGATATATGCTATCCTTAATAGCCTTATCGTGTTAGAGAAAATGCAGATGGCGGATTTAGCCGCCCTTGATGGTGTAATATCACAAATTCGTGTATGGCGTTTAGGACGTTTAAATGATACACATCCCGAAGCAAGTATATTTCCAACTGCCGCTGCTATTCAAAAGTTATCAGATATTTTGTTAAGCAATCCTGGTGGCGGTGCATTTGATATTATATGGGGTCCAGATTTAGAGGTTAAAGATTATACCACTAATGTACATCAATTTTTAGGTAATGCTAAATATGAACCTGTACTAAATACTATATATGCCGGATTAGGAGTTCCGCCCACTTTGACTGGTGCGGCAACTTCGTCTGGATTTACCAATAATTTTATATCTCTTAAAACTCTTGTTCAAAGACTTGAATATGGACGCTCACAATTAAAGGATTTTTGGCAAAACGAAATTGAGTTAGTAAGACAGGCAATGGGGTTTAGAATTGGTGCCACAGTTAGTTTTGACCGCATGATTTTGACTGATGAAGCCGCCGAAAAAGCCCTGGTTATTCAGATGGTTGATCGCAATTTGATGTCTATTGAAGCTGCTCAAGAAAGAATAGGCGAAGATCCAGAATTAGAAAAATTGAGATTATTACGCGAACACAAAGAACGCGAAGAAGGCACAACTGTAGATAAAGCCGGACCTTGGTTTAATCCAGAAAAAACCTTTGAGCTAATAAAGATAGCATTACAAAGAGGTTTTATAACTCCAAAACAATCTGGTATATCTATCGAAGAAGAATTTGATGAACCGCCGTTTAATATACAGATGAAGGGTAAAATTACAACTGATAATGATAAAACCGGTGTATCTGGACAAGGAAGACCTAAAAATAGTAATGACAAGACGAAGCGTAAACAACGAAAACCGGAAATTAGAACTACCGCCGATGAAACCGCATGGTTTATAACAAAAATGACGTGGGCAAAACAAGCACAAAAACATCTTGAAGATATATTAAATCCTGCTATTTTACACATATTTAATAAGAAAAATGCACGACAATTATCCGATGCCGAATCAAAAGAAGGCGAAATAATTAAGTTTGCGGCTTTGGCTCAAATACCCATTTTTTCAACGATTGATGCTAAAATGGTGTATTCTTTAATAAGGGAAGATAAATTGTCAATTCCTGTTGAGTTTAATAATGTCTATCAGGAATTAGTACAATCTTCGGTTGAAAGAATGAATCGACCTTTAACTATGGACGAATGTCGTAATTTACAAATAGCAACCTATTCTATTTTGAGAGATTAAAAAATGGCAGTTATTAAGGTAGAAGTTGATACAGACAAACCGGATATTATGCTTAGTATTGATGGCGAAACAATTGAAGGTGCAACATGGATAACGGTTTCAAAATCATATTATGACGGTGAAGATAAGCCGTATATTTCAATAGATATTCCAAAAAAGATGGATAACGGTTTAATGACTATGATGAGATATTATAGTTCCGGCGAACAACTTGTCAACGCCGCCGTTGCAAAAGACACTACAACCCTAAAGGGGTTTGTTGGTGTAGCCCGCTTAAGCAATGATATTGCAAATTTCTTAAAATAATATGAAAATCTATAAACAAGAAAAAGCGGACGGTTTAGAATCTAAACTTAAAGATCCGGCATATAGTTCTGTAGCATTTAGTTGTCCAATAGAATTAACTGACGAAAATGACCCAAAGGGTTGTATTCAAAAAAGTTTAGCTTCGCTACAATCTCTTGGAACGAATCTAAATCAGGTTGATCTTTTCTATCTAAAGACAATTTTAGTTAGTACCGGAGTTAATAAAAACGACGATATATTTGAACCCGAAGAAGTTTGGAATAGTCGTAAAACCCCCGAAGATAAACCCTTTAATTTAGGGCATAATCCACGCAAAATAATTGGACATATGACCGGCGATTGGGCTGTCGGAGAAGATTATTTACCGCTTGAGGAAGATATTGTCGTCGATGATTTACCTAAAAAATTTCATCTTTTAACAAGTGCGGTAATTTATAAATATCCGGTAGCTAACGATGAAACACTAACCGAAGAGATTGCTTCCTTAATAGAAGGAATCAAAAATGACGAGTGGTATGTTTCAATGGAGTGTTTATTTTCGGCATTTGATTATGGATTTTTCAACTCAAAAGGTGAGATTGAAGAAATCATTCCGCGAAATAAAGACACCGCATTTCATACCAAATATTTGAGGATTTATGGCGGCGAAGGTATGTATGAAGGCCGCAAAATTGGGCGTGTTCTAAGGAATATTACATTTAGCGGGAAGGCGTTGGTAAAAAAACCGGCAAACCCCGATAGTATAATTTTTAACAGTTTTTCTTCAAAATGTGTAAATAATAGTAGAAAGATTAATAATCTTGAAATGGAGAATAAAATGGCTGACGATAATAGCGTTAAATTAGAAAAACGAAATGCTGATCTTGAAAAGGAAATTCTATCCTTGCAAGCACAGCTAAAAGAGATTAATGAGGCTGGTTATAAGTCAAAGATTGAAAATTTGACAGCCTCCATTAATGAGAAAGACGAAGAGATGAAAACTCTCGCCTCAAAAGTGGATGAACTAACCGCCGCCAAAGAAGATCTTGACAAGAAATTGGCGGAAAATGAAAAATCTCTCACCGCAAAATCAGAAGAATTAGTAAAGATTCAGTCTGATATTCTTCGTGGAAACCGCATTACAACTTTGGTAGATAAGGGGGTTGATAAGGCGGAATCTGAAAAAATCGTTGATAAGTTTACCGCCCTTAGTGATGAACAGTTTACCGAAATTGTTGATATGCAGGCGAAACTTGTA